TCGCCAGAGATTATTTTCTGTCGTGACCTTTTCCATAATGTCCGTCTTTGCGAATCGTATGAACGGCCTGACATTTTCATGGATCTTACTAGAGGCTATGAACCATGCCTCACCGACGCCCGGCCACATATCAACGATGCCAGAACAACAAATGATGTGACCGTTTTCCAATAATGTATATGACCAGCCAGGCTGTTGCAGCGTGTCGGCGTAAGATTTCATATATCCTATGTTCTTGACCGCGCCGTCATTCAGATCGCCGTCCATCAGATCATGCAGATGGGCTGGGTCGTAATCTATAATCCTCACTGATCAAACGTAATCAGTCGCGGGAAGATGCCAATTATGGTCAGCGGTAGCGGCTGATCCTGCCGGACAACCACAAAACCATCTGTGTCAAACCCACCTCTGAACTCTATCTCTTTATCGCCAGTGAAAAGCGGTATCGCCGCGCTCATGGCTTGTGCTGATGATCTGAACGGTATGCGATCAAGCTCTGTTTCCGAGCTGCCTACAGTAACGCCCACTGTGCGAAACAATCTAAGCACAACCTCATGGATGCGCTTTGTTTTGCCTTGAGCTGTGCCTTCGGTGCCGCCAGCCTCAATACGCATGGTCTGCAATGTTGAGTTATAATTCAATCCGATATGTGCTTTGGTTACAGCAAAGTCTAAAGTAATTCCACCAGAGCTGACGGTTTTATTGGGATGCGTTGCGCCGTTTGCCAGTATTGAGACAACTTCGCCCTCTAAGTGACTGAGCCCACTGATAGATGTGGCTGACGTGCCTGAGTATGTCAGGCCGCTATCTATAAAGAACGCATCCTCAACATCTGTACCAAAATCAAAGCTGCTAAAATACTCAACATATCGTTTTGTTGCGCCATTAACTGTGCGCTGCACAATCAAATAGGTGTCATCCTCATTAAGATCGCCAGGTATCGTTGCCACGCTTTCAACGAGCGCATGGGTCTGATCTGTTGTTGCAAGCCTTGTGGTGTCTGAGCTGACGACAGATAAAAAGCCGTTAGGCGTCGGGCTTGTCTCTTCAATCGTAACGATTGCAGCTGCTGGGTTGGATACGGTGAAATCAGCGTGGGCGTTGACTGCGGTAAAAATATTGTCAGCTGTGGTGTTGTTATTGGTGTTTGGCCGAAAGCCTGTTGCTGATGCCGGGCTAGAGCCGCCAGCCGCCTCGGATGTAAAAGTTACTGTCGTGCCATCGCTCTTAGTAAATTTTAGCGTGCTGCCAGTGGCTATGTTGGCATAGTCGCTGACCGTGATAGTGCAAGCGCCAGAGCGTCCACCAATGATGTGCTCATGCCAGGCAATCACGTTCTCTTCGCGCCGATAGGTCATGCCAGAAAACAGGCCATTCTCCAACACACACCAGACCACGTTATCTGGCTCTTGTTGCAGTGACATCTCTTTGATGCCGGTATCGGTGATATGTTCTGCCAATAGCGTCAGATCGGGTGCCTGATAGCTATCTGTGTTGAGATCGAAAATCAGCTCACGCAGTTTTCGCTTTGCCCGTTGCACAAACAGCGTCACGTTGGCCACCTGGACGGGCTGAATGTTTGCCGAGCCATATGTGGCCTGACGCTTCACAACGGCGTTTGTAGGGCTCAGAGGGGCGTCTTCGGAGCTTGTAACCACAAACTCACCGCCGGACGTGCCAACCAGTAGTACACGGCCAGCTTGAAGATATCTGATGATGTTGACCTGGTTAGATCCTAATGTGTAGGTCAGCGCGTCATCAGCGTCGGTGCCGTCAGCAAAATCCTCAAAGCTGCCGCCCACAGAAAAGAACAATGTCTGTGGTTGTTGGGTTGTTGATGCAAACACCAAGCGCTGTTCGTAGAACGCCACAGCCGCCGGAAAGCCGGTTGTCGTCGAAAAAGCACCCAATGACCAGTCTGTGTTAGCAGCAAGGTCGCCATTGATTGTAACACTGTCGCCGGCAACTTCAGCTGTCAAATCAGCGCTCGGCGCTAGCAACAAAGTGTCCTCAGTCACTTTTACTATGATGGCCGAGGTTTCATTATTGTTACTGTCAGTAAATCCTGTGACTGTAATCTTTTGCCCGACTTTGAATCCTTGCTCTACAAACTGCCCGGCGCTGTCCTGATAACGGTCATTGTGTTCTAGGCCGGTTGATGACGGGTCGCCCTCATGGGCTGATATTGTGTTTGCGGCATAGCTCGGCATCAGCTCTGCCCGGCCATCAGCGTTGGTCTGCACGGCTGTTGCAACCACAGTAGCGCTAGTAAAGCCGGTAATCTTGGTCACACCATCATGCACCTTGATAAGCCGGCCAACGTCTGAGCTAACAAATGTACTGGTACTGGCGGTCACATTGACCGTGCCGGTGCGCCCTGATGCTAGAAATGTTGTGGCGGTGGTGTTTTCGTCTTGGAACGGCCCCCGCAGAAAATCAACCTCTGCAATCGTCCAGGCTGTATGACTGGTTCTGGTAATCTTTCTGGGCGAAAAGTCAGGGTGCGCCACATACATGACATCGGCGCTTTGTGTGAATTTTATCTTGGCAAGATCAGTGTGTGCATATGGTGTGCTTACCTCAATAGGATCACTACTGCCATCAACCACCGTGCCGCCGTCTTTGTGGATGCGAAAGTATGTGTCGCCAAACTCAAGGATATAGGTTTGCTCGACGTTAAACTCAAATGGGATCAGGCGCACATTATGGGCGCTGTTCTTGACCTCACGCACAAAGATAGTGCCGGGGCGCCGACTGGCACCGCCATGCGGATGCACAATAAAATTCTGTAGTTTTTTACAGCCATTGAAATATTTTTGCAGATCGGTGCGGCCATCGAGCCTTGGGCTCAGCTCACCGGCTGTAAAATTAGTAAAGGCTGGCGACGCTTTGGCCATTTAAAACCTCGAATTGATAAATGTATCAGCAGCGACTGTTCTGCTTTCATTAACAATTGATGTGTTGATTGCGTTATCTTCAGTCGCATCAACAAACCGCGCTTCGGTCAGTTTGGTCTGATAAAGGCTGTACATATTGGAGCCGAGCGCTGATGAGCCGACCAGCGGATAGGCAAGGTCTGCCGCCAGCGCAGCTGCCAATGTTTCAATTAGCAGTGTGTCGTACTCGTTCACGTCAGTGACGCGCGCTATGTATATCATCTGGATTGTGCTTTCGTTGCACAAGAGTTTGCGGCCCTCTACGCGGTAAAGGGTATTTGCATCACTTAAACCCAGTACACGCAAACAGAACGGATCAGTCGGCAATGTGAATTGTTGTGTAAATTCAAAAACCGGGGTGGCGGTATCTGGTGCCAGAGCTACGCGGGTGGTCAGGCTATTCCAGGGATGAGCGCGGAATGTTGCATCTCGCACAAAGTCATAGCGCTGGTTGCACAGCCGTGCCGCCTTGCTGTCCTCAGTAAGCGCAATAATATTGGACGCGCCGATCTGATTGAGTGCGCTGTTACAGATATCAACAACAGATGCCATAAAACCCTCATAAAAGAAAAGGCCAGCCCAACACTGAGCTAGACTGGCCTATTGGTTAGTTTACGACGTACTCAATGACAAACGCCATATCACCCAGTGTTCCACCAGTTGCCGAAAATGTTGCGGCAATATAGTAGTAACCACCCGGATCAACAGTGTCGCTTGCTGCTGCACCGGCTATGATGTGTAGCTTTTGACCAGTGGTATTAAGGTCAAGCACTTCATAGCGTAGTTCCGCGACCGCTGCGCCATCAGCAACAGCTGTAGCAAAACAATCTTCGTCAACAACAACGCCGGCAGATGTGTAAGCACCAACATTATATGCGCAGCTTCCACCCAGAGCATCCGTACCTATGCGCAAACTGATGATGTTTGCGTTAGTTGGGATTGGGGCAAGCATTACAATGTCATCATTGGTGCTGTCACCAGCTGCCAAAGCAATGTTGCCAGAAGCTATACGGATTACACCGTGCAGATTCTGAGCATCACTGAACACATGAGGGCTAGCTTCAAAGTTAGCCACTAAGTCTGAATTTTTAGTAGTCATTACAAAGCTCCCTTATGCT